CCCAATGTTCGCTGGAGTGATGCCCGCGTCCTGCCGAAATTGAGCCGGGTCAGTGAGGTGATAACTCAGGGAGTTATCGCCATTGCGCTTTACGCCTAATTGGATATTGCTTGAACCGTCTAAAGTGCGTGCGATCAAATATGTCCTGTCGGTGCCGTTGGTGTCGTGGACATAAGATACCCCTCCGACAAGGTGCGAACTGCTGTCCGAAAAGCTGATGCCTCCGGTCATTGTCCCGCCAGACAGGGGCAGCGCCCCAATGTTCGCTGGAGTGATGCCTAAATTAGTGCGGGTAGTAGCTGCGTCACCAACGCTTAAAGCGCCCGGAACGATTGCGTCATAGCCGTATTTCGCAATATTATTCCAATTTCCGTTACTATATTCACGGATTATAATACCATCATTGCTTGCTTTAATATCAATCTCAAAGCCATTAACATCATCTTGTAGTGAAATACGCGGTATTCCTTCGTTATCTTCATTCTGTTTATGAATGTAGATTCGATTATTGAAAATGTTGTTGGAATTTGAATGAGTTCTATCAACGATATAAAATGCTTTGCCGGAGAGTGCAATTAGCCAATTTACATCATTTGGGTCTGTGATTGTCGCATATAACGGGTAGGAACCGCCTCCAAGGGATATATTTCCATTTGAACCTCCATAATTAAACGGAAGATTGATTGAGCCTTTGTATATATTAATGCCAGTATTGCGTAATTCTACAATTTCATTGCCGTTTGCATCCAACACTCGCATAGTGCCGTTCTCGTTGTTCAGCCCGCCCAGCGTCAAAAGGCCGCTGTAGATATAACTGGCATTGATGTACAACTGTCCGTCCTGGGTGAGAAACAATCCTTGGGCCGCGCCATTGTCCGTCAGTCGATTGAATATCTCCACCTGCGTCATCGAAGCGTCTATGTTGTCCTCTACAGTCTTGGCTACCTCGCTGAGGATTTGCGCCTGCTCCTTTGTCACGCCCTTGGGCTGCGCCCGCTTATTGATCGCGTAGGTCAGGCCCTTGCTCTCCAGCGCCGTAGAACCGTTCAAACCAAAGGCCACGTTGGTCAGCACGGAGGCATAGGTGTTTCCGTCCTTGTCCGTGAACGACACCTCATCCATCGGCCACAAATACGGTGCGTTGACCACCGCTGCGGTGAACGGTCTGTATTCGAATCCATTTACCGCCGTGTTCACAGCGGGCAGCACCGTGGCGATCAGCGGCCCCGCCAGCGAGTTGCCAGTCAGGTCTATGGCATAATCGTCCGTGCCCTCCACAATCTCCACGCCGCTGCTGTTCGTGTATACCGCGCCGGTAATGGTCAAATCTTCCTCGTAGTAGTCGCTGTCAAAGCGGTTCTCCGTGGTCGTTTCATAGCCGGTTCCAGCCCCATACCACGTAAACCTCAGCAGGCCGTTCCAATCGAACCAGGCGTTGGTAGCCATGATTCCTGCACACCACTGGAGCAGGTTGCGGTAGGTCATATCCCCGGTAACACTCGGAAGTCCCGTAATGACCACATCCGCGTTCGGCAGCGTGTCGATGCTTACCGCCAGCGTCACGCCGCACAGCGTGTTCATCTGCCCTACCAGCCCTGCCACCGTCGCGGGCAGCGTCAGGTCAGCGAGTTCTACTATCATATCGAACCGCGTCATCCTGTCCAGACATGTCAGATCTATGTGGTTCAGTCGGCGTGGCTGCGTATCAGGTGTAAAATATCCACACGGGATATAATTAATCGTCGGATTATTCTGTGTCCAATCTGCAATACCGATTTCTACGAACAACTCGGTGTCCTCAAATACGATATTGCTGAACGCATCATCCGTGTTGTTCAATTTCAAAATCATTTGTGCGGATATAGCGGTTCCAACCTCTAATTTCTCACCGTTGCAGCAGTAACGGTCAATATTAAAGCCGTTCATAAGCACATCGGCATCTGTGATAATAATAGATGTGCCATTCTTATCCGTGCCGGTAATGCGCAGCACTTGCCGCTGTTCAGCGTCAAAGAGGGATTTTACTACACTTGTGATAGGGTACATTTTCTAAAAACCCTCCTTACTGCTCGATTATGTTGAAAACTACGGTGCTTATACCAAGCGTCCTGTTATATGAAGTGACGCTCCTGTCGCCTACATAGAACCGCTTCGTAAGGAAGCCCATCGACTTGTAATCATAATAGCGCACATTCAGATATTCAGAAGCATTGAACACAGCCAGCACCGCGCTTGCCACGTTGTCGCTCACATTCTGCCATTCCAGTTCAAGATGCACCTTTTGAGCAATCATTTCCTTGTGCATCTTGCCATCCTCAGTACGCCCAGCCGTAGAAGCAGAAACGTCAGACAACTTCCAGTCATATTTAGAGGGACAGGGTATCTCCGTCCCTCCCACACTCTGAATCGGGTTGAAGGTCTGATCCATACTCTATCCCTCCAATCAAGTCCCAACCGAAACTATCGTCGTTCCTGCCCTACGATTCATCCGCGTCTGCGCCTTGTTGATGCTTGCGGCTGTGATCTCCGGGTTGAAGTCCTTTGCCGCAATCTCGCGCATTAGGGCCAGCTTTTCTCTGTCGCGTTCGTCGTTGCGGGAAAGCGCCGCCGTGAAAGCGTCGTACATGGCCCGATACATAATGTCGTAGTCAAATTCACCGTTGCCACCGCTGTAGATATTCGCGTCAAGCGTTATACCGCTCATGGCGTTGCGAACGGAGTTATACATGGCAGATGCAAGCTGCGACTTGTTCAATACCTCCGTTCTGCCACCGACATGGCCCACGATCTCCGGGCCAGCCTCGCCCGCAAGGAACAGGCTTCCGTGCGCGTTCAGCGTGCCACCGGCGTATTGTGGTATATTGCTCCAAACACCGTTGGAGAATACGCCGCCCATTGCCTTCTTCCCGATACCAAAGAAGTTCGCTATGGCCGTGGTCGCACCCGCAAGCGACGTTACCACAGCGCTTATGCTGATGCTTACCTTCTTGCCGATGCTCTCAACAGCCTTGACCGCCGTACTGCTGGAATTCTTGCTGTCCGCGCCCAGCGCCACATTCACGGTTTTGTAGTTTTCGGCGGGCGCGTCCAAAGCGTTTCCAACCGTTCCATTGATCGAACCTGACTTGGCAACTTCGACCTTCACGGCCTTTTTCAGGCCGCTCTTAAACGTCAGCGCAGTATTAACCACTGTTGGGGGTGTCCCTTCCTGTCCAATCTGGATTTTTAATTTCTTTGTCAGGTTGTTCTTCAACTTTTCAAAGGCATTGATTAATCCAGTAACAGACGATGTAGCACCTGTGACCCCAGAATCATCAACAAATATGTCGCCGCCGAAAGAACTGTCTGCTCCAGATACATTTACCGACATACTGACTTTCTTATCATAACTGCCGGTAGTCAATGCGTTGACGGCAGCGTCGTTACTGTTGCCCTTATTTATAGCAAGCGAAACCAACGCAGCCATTGCGCCAATTCCCTTTAAGGTGAGAATCCCAGTAGGCGTGATTGCCGCAAATCCTCTACCCGCAGAAGCGTCTATAACGACGTTTTTAGCGTCAATGTTCTTCAATGTGAAGGAATTTGCCTTGCCGGTTCCCGCTCCGGGGGCTACAAACCCCACACCCGGAACGGCGTTTACAGTCACATCTACGGAAGGTAAGGTCAAATCCAAAGATTTTTTTAACTTGTCGGCTGCTCCACCAAGTCCTTCAATAATTCCGTTGGTTGTCGAAACGATTTGCCATGGAATAGAAATAGGTTTAATCAGTCCTTCAAGTTCTTCTTTGATCTGTGCTGGAGTTTTATTCAGTTCTGGCGCAACTGCAAACGCCAAAGCACCTCCAAAACTCGCTGTAACATTTCCCCACAAAGCGCCCAATGCTGCCGCAACCGTTTCCCACGGTGTTGCTATCGCAATAGCTATACCCAATGCTCCAAGAGCGACCTTCTCCCAGTTTTCTTTCAACCAATTCCACAGACTTTGAGCTGTTGTGGTTATTTTTGACGTAACGGTCAACACTTTATCGGACACTTTTTCCCATTCGGTTTTTAAACCGTTCCAAAGCCCGCTTGCAGTTTGAACCATCGACACACTGAATTGCAGCACACGGTTCTGAATACTATTCCATGATTTTTTAAATCCTTCCCAAAGCCCATTCGCAGTTTGAACGATAGAAACGCTAAATTGGACTACATGCTCCTGGGCGGTGCCCCAACCCTTGTTGATGCCGTCCCACAGTCTGCTGGCTGTCTGAGAAACGGACACACTGAACTCCAACACGCGATTCTGAATTTTGTTCCAGGAAGTTTTTAAACCATTCCACAATCCTTTTGCGGTCTGAACAATGGACACGCTAAACTGGAGTACACGGTTCTGTATACTGTTCCACAAGCATTTTAAACCAATCCATAACCCACTTGCGGTTTGCACCATTGAAACGGAAAATTCCAACACGCGATTCTGTACCGTGTTCCACGATGTCTTTAACTGCCCCCACAACGCTTTTGCAGAGGTTTTGATTCCAACCTCAACTTGAAGCATTTTTTCGGGAGCCAAGGCCCAGGCCAACTTGTACGCTGCCCACAATGCCGCAGCCGTTAATGTTATAGCAATCCCGACTTGCAACACGGGATGAAGTGCCGCCCATTTAGCGGCAATATTTGCCCACAATTCGGCAATCTTCGTCTTTACGCGAACTGCAAGGTCAACAACAGCCTCGCCAAAGCTGACTGCCCATGCTTTTATAGTTTTCCATCCAGAACGCACAAGCGAAACGGCAATGCTAATGCTCTTTCCCGCCATGTCTTTCAACCAGCCCAGGCTAAGAGAAGCCACGCCCTTTATCGCCAATTTGATAGCCGCCCATCCAGCAAGTAGCCCCGCAATAACGCCGGCCCATCCAGCATTGAATTTTTCAATGACAGACGCAAAATTTGACATCAATCCAGTCAGTTTGCGTTCTTCAAACATATCTGAATAGTTCAGGCCATTGGTATTCGAACCACTACCGCTGCTTACGGAATTTGTGTTTTCCTTTTCGAGTTTGTTGATTTCATCAAAGCCCAGAATCGTTCGTTTGATGTCATCAGCCGCTTTCTTGGCGCTGCTTGCAGCGGTTTTCCCAGCATCACTCCAAGTGGTAGCCACTTTCTTTGCCACAGTGTAGGTTTGAGACCCTGACAACATGGCAAACAGCATATTGACATGATTGATGATCCATACAAGACCGTCAACCACAGTTTCAATAATAGGCGTAAAGGCTCTTACAATCGGTTCAAGCATAGCGCCCAAACTGTTTTTCAGATACAGCGCGGACGTTGCTATCCTATCCATGTTCTTCTTGAAGTCGCTTAACCCGGTTGCGTTGCTCCACTGATAAAGGTTTTGCGCGCCCTCTTTGAACGCTTCCGAAATAGCCTTGATGACGCTGCGAATCATCCTATAATACGCAATGCGCTTCAAGGATTGCCAGAACGTAGCAAGGCCAGAAGAACCCTTCTTGGCGTTTTCGCCAGCGTCTTTAGCGTCCTTGCCAACGCCCTTGATATTCGGTCTTGCCTTACCCGCCTGTGTACCCGCTTGCTGTGTGGCGGTTCCTGCGTCCTTTGCGCCCTGCGCCATATCCTGCATACCGCCAGCAGCGCCGTTCGCGGCACTTTTCAGCCCAGAAGCGCCAGAAGCAAGGCGGTCAAACGTGTTAATAGCCTTTTCCGCACTTGCAACAACCGATATAGACAGATTGTCAATCGTGTTTTCAGCCATTGTCGTTCACCTCCTGCCTCTGCTTTTCCTTGTTCCTCTTGCTCTCCGCTTCAAGCTGCGCTATGAAGCGTTTGGTGTTCTCGTTCTCGCGCTCGATTTCCCGTTCCCTTGCCTCTTTCTCGGACAGAGGATAGGGCATTTCGGGGTAGCCCGCACCACTCGGCGGCTTGTAGCCCTTCTCCGGGAAGCCGACCAACAGTGGCGCACAGCGCAGCGCTTCAAAGATGTATCTGCCTTGCATCCACATTTCTTCGTTGCGCCGATGTCGTTCCATATCGTAGGCTTTCCGATAGGCCCTCACCAACGACGGAGGGCCGTACCAGAACTCCTCATATGTCATTCCCATGTGTAGATAATACGGGAATACCTGTGTAAACATCTCCGCTAACGTGGGCGGTTCTGACGGTTCAGCTTCGCTTAGATCGTCGCCGTCCACTCCACTACGTTTCCCTCGTCGCCCTCATCGTCCATCAGGGAATTGTAGGTTTCAGCCATCATATTGCGAAGGGCTTCCAGCAGCCCCATCTTGTCCTTCATCTTGTCAAGGATTTCCTCGATGATCTTGCTGCTGGTCTTGCGGTGATTCTTGTAGAACGCACCCGCCCACAGCATATCCAGTTCGATCAGGGGAGTGCTGCCGCTCTCACCGGGCTTGTAGCCCGCCGCTTCCATGCGCTTCACGGCCTCGCGGTTATATTCAAGGGTATAATGATGCCCGTTATAGTCAAAATTGATCTGATTGACCTGCTTGATGTCAGCCATTTTTAAACGCTCCTTTTTTAACCGTTATTTGAAAAATGGGCGGGAGCGAACCCCCGCCCTTTACAGGTGGATTAGGCCGATTCCTTCACAAAAGGAACGGTCACAGCCAGCGTCACGGTCATGTCACGCACAGCGTTCACATCGCCGCCGTTCGGGGTGACGTACAGGTAGCCCTTGCCGGTGAACTTGCCATAAGTGCCGGTGGGCGTATAGGTGTTGGTGTTGGAATCGAATGTGTCACCAAACCACATAGACAGGTCCAATTCCTGGCCCTCCAGCGCCTTGATAGCGTCATAAATATCAGGGTCATAGTTGCAGGTGAACTGCTTGGAATCGTTGGAAGCCAGACCGAAGATGCTGGTACGCTGGTGGTCAGCCTGGGTAGTGGTGTCAAGGACTTCGGGAGCATCAATCAGCGTCGGGTC